GTTGCACGGTGTAAATATGCATCGCTAAAATTTATTTAGTGATAGTATATCACACTTTTTCACAAAGCGCAAGGTCTGCATATTCGATCTGCTCATCAGTCAAATTAGCAGTCACCATCTCAAGCACATTCATAAACTGATCAACAGTTTCACATTCTACCATCTTCTCATCACCCTCATTGCTCAGGAGGAGGAAGGAGCGGGAGCAGACATCGATCACGATACCGACCACGTATTCTTCAGTCATCTGGGTTCCGTTGATTACCCCCATATTATAGGGCATCTGAACCGGGTGGTCAAGGGGTGTGTGCCAGTCGGATAAGTGTCCTACCATCCATAATTTTTTAGGTTTGCCACCGAAGTTGTCCAACCAATACCAACGTCTGATTGATTGACATAAATGTTTTTTACCAACTGCCAACCCAAAGAAGTTTTGATATAAACATCTGTGAAAAAATAAATGACCTCAAGAAACCCATTAAGTTCTCCACTTCCGGCACTATTAACGGAATAACTTTGAGAACCATAATAAGATGTCAGTTCTGATTGAGAAAACTGAACTTCAATAAATCCACCAGCACCACCACCTCCACCATTATAAGTAGTTGTCGAAGCACTTTGATATATACAACATTTTTTTACAGGTCCAAATTGTCCTGGAGCTGTACCACATGCACATTGCCCCGCAGCACAAGGTTGATTCAGACCAACTGTACCTATTATGCTACTGTACAGACACTGACCAGGTGTTGTAACTGAATCAGAAACTCCATCTTCACCAGCACCTTTTGTGATACTACCTAAAGATGGTGAAGTAAATGTATGCCCTACTCCACCATCAATTGTGGCAGGACTTCCACCATCAGCACCAGCAGAAGAGGATAAAATAGTTCCCGTAGTCGCAGTAGCACCACCACCTGTCCCTGCAGTTTGATTAACTCCAGCACTACCACCTTCTGCAGTAATTCCCATAAATGTAGTGTCTGCACCATCATTACCATTTGTTGCCGTAGAACCACTATAAGAAGTTCCTGCACCACCTTCACCAACGGCAATTACTCTTAATGTTCTAATTGCTTCTGTAATTGCAATAGGAGAATCAGTATTATCAGTATATGCAGGCATTTACCACTTTCCTATAGGACATTTTTGATTTGGTATAACAACTTTCAGTTTCATAAAACAACCACACCTTTTACATTGTGCTGTTGGAGTAAAAAGTTCGGGACATTCCTTACAAATATCAAACCTTTCTTGTCCCATTTTTTGTATCTTCTGTAAGAAATTTTCTTCACTCATGATTCTTGTACCGGAACTGGAGTGCCATCAATCACTACATAAGATCCACTTTTTGTACGCAATTCTGATAATTCTTTGACGGTAATTTGTTCCATATCTTTTGGATATTTTTCTTTCACTTCTCTAATCTTACTTGCCATTTCTTCGGGGAAAACTCCGGCATGATATAGAGCATCCAGTTGATCTCCTATAGAAGGGTACATGGCAGATCTAACTGCCATATAGGAAACTAATTGACTTTCTGCTTTCTTTTTATCTTCTTCTGCTTTTTTAAATGCTTCTTCTTGTTGTGCTTTAATTTTGTTATCTCTAACAACTTTATATGACTCAATAGTATTAGTATCACCTACAGAAATCGGAATAGATGTAGTGTTTGCAAAAGATTCTCTGACTTTTGGAGTTGATGGGACATATTTTGATATTTCTTCTTCTATCCTTTCCTTATCCCATCCTGCCTGAATAGGAACCAGTGCTTTCTTACCATCTTCAAAGTCTACAAGTATATGACTCGTTGTAACATCAGTGACTGTGTATTTCATTTAATGAATTCAGTTTCTTTTATATATGTAGTTTACAAGATTCTCATAATATAGGCAAGAGCATAATATGGTGGGAGGTTTGCATTGGTAGCAGAATTACCCGCAGAACTAGTTTTACCTACATTAGGAATATATGAAGCACTATCAGCATTACCTTTCAAATCATAACCCCCATCCGTGGAGGATTGTGAAATATAAGGATGAGTGCCACTTACGTCATTATTGGATGCAGTAGTATTAACCACCAAGTGGTGGTGTTGAACTAGACTTGAATCAGCACTACCACCATCTGCACCAGGAGAAAGACTTGGATATGTGGTATCAGTAGTATCTCCAGTAGCACCAACAACAAATTTATCTCTTAAGTCAGGCGTTGCAATTGTTCCAATAGCAGTGCTGTAAGATTGTCCATCACATAATCTCCATGATGTTGGAATATTCGCAACCGACCCATACCACATAATAATTCCACCAATTGGAATATTTCCATTGGTTCCAGTAGAATCTCCAGTTGCTGAAATATCATACCAAATATCACCTTCTGTTCCAATACCAGCAGATGGTGCTTCGGTGCTGATGTATCTTGCTCCACCTGCATTACTTGTGGTGTCTGCGATTGATACTTTCTGATATCTTTTAAATTGTGCAGGACCACCATCATTTGGATTCAAAATTTCATTATTATATTGATAACTCTCATAATGCACAGCAGTATAGGGAGATCCTGGTGCCTGAGCACTTCCAAATATTCTACTAAGGATAAGACCCTCGCCATTACTTGCTATAGAAGGACCACCTCTAATATTATGCAATCCATTACCAAAAGTCAAAGTAACACCCGTTTCTGTAGATGTTGTTGCATGATTTAGAGTCATTGTACCAATACCAATTTCTATTACTGTTGTATTTGCCGGAATTCCTGTTCCGGTAACAGCAATACCAGGTCTTACTTCCGGCACGTTAGTACCAGTAGTAATTCCAATTGTAGTATCTCCACTATTAAATGATGCCGTCTGTGTTTGCTTGGCATATTTTATAATATATCCTATAATTGATGTATAGTCTGTTCTAGTCGCATTAGATGAAAATAAAGAATCATAATTATTAGTCAAACTTGCATTATGAAATGCAGAACCAAAATAATACCTATAAAATATTTGAGTATCAATAGGACTTACTATACCATCACCATCGAGATCAAAAATTTCGTAATTATCCCAACAATAATCATAAACTTGAGCATCTGTGGTTCTTAGATAACCTGTAGTATCTGCAGGTAGGGTGTTATCTGTTATTGCAGTTCCTACTTGAGGAGACGTTGTTCTCGCATAACCCACAGGAATATACCAGTTTTGTACATTATCATCAGGAGTAATATAAAGAGTTTCATTTAACTTTATATCAGAACCTCTATGTGTTTCCAAATCCTTAAGTTTGCTCTCATCAGCTACTGAAAGACCACCACCTACAATAACATCACCGTAGGTAACTACAATTCCAGTATTACCATCGACAGTTAAATCTTCTCTTATAAAAACATCTCCATCTTTAACAGTAAAATGCTCATTTTCTAATATACTACCATCAGGTAAATCAAAAACAGTCTTAATAAGAAAATCTCGGTTTCCTTTTAATGTCAAACTTCCATCAAATGTAGAAACACCAGATATATTAAGATCACCATCTAATTTACTTTTACCAACAACTTGTAATGAATAATTATCATCAGTTGCTAAAACAGTAGTTCCAATACCAACTCCACGTATCCCTCTAAATTGTGCTCCTCCACCATCATCAGGATTTAATTTAGATTCATTACTAAAATCAAAATTTTCAAAACCTTCTTTTGTTCGGGGAGGAGTATCACTAGTAACTTCATATGCACCAAATACTCTATTTACCAACTTAGAATCATTAAGTGCACTTACTTGTTTATCACCATCAATATCCAATACTCCATTACCAAAATAAACTGTTGCACTTGTTTCAGTTTGTGTTACTGCCTGACTTATAGTTACTGAATCAACACCAATTGCTGTTACTGTTGATCCTGCTGAAATTCCCGGTCCAGTAACACCAATACCAACATCTAATATTATAGCACTGGAACTGGTGGTAACTCCACTAAGTACTGTTCCTGTATCGGTATACGATACACTACCATCTATTATATAATCATATTTTGAAAGATATCTTCTAATTTCTTCGTGAGTGGTTCTAGTTGCATTATAAGCATATACATTAGAAATATCTCCTATTAATGAATCACCAGCATATGTAGAACCAAACATATACCTCTGAAGCATCCAATTATCACTAGCACTTACTATCCCATCACCATCAAGATCAAAAGCTTCATAATTATCCCAACAATGATTATAAATTTCAGCATCTGTGGTTCTTGTGGCTCCTATTCCAATAACATTAAAAGCGCCAGTGCCTGTAATTCCAGTTCCTGTTTGAGCATCCATTGTTCTCGCATAACCAACAGGAATATACCATTCACCTCGATAATCTGTTATAAAAACATCATCAATATCTACATTTCCCTTTACAACTAATTGATTATCGACAGTTGTAGTTCCAATACCTACATTACCTAAAGTATGAATTCCTGTACTATTTTGAACCCAATAAACATCTGGAATATCTGGAGCATTTACAGTATAAACACCATTACTTAAACTACCAGTTAAATTATTATTAAAATTAATAGTGGATGCAGATCCAGCAACAACTCCACTATTTTGTATATCAATACCAGTTCCAATCGCAACGACATTTCTTAATCCAGAACCATCTCCATAGAAGGTAACAACTCCACTCGTTCCAGGGTTCTTTTCACCAACTGAAGCTCCTGTTCCAACTGGTTCTATAAAGACATTTCCTAATGTAGAAATGCCAGTTACATTAAGACTCTCAAGTTCTGTTTGTCCATGAACAGAAAGTTTTGCGGCAGGAGTAGTAGTTCCTACACCAATTTTACCATCAGATGTTATAGATACTACTTTTTCATCATTATAAACTCCAAACTCAAATGTTTGATTAGTAGCTGCTACAAATGCTGTTGTACCAATACCAATAGATGTAATACCAACTTCAGTTACTATAGCCTCTGAAGTGAATACCCCTGCCGGACCAATAACAAATTGATCTGTAGAAATACCAGCAGTATCAATACCAGTAATTCTATCACTAGCAATTCCAATTGTACCAGTAGTAGAAACTCTAAGACTAAACGTATTTGTAGAATTTACCTGAAGCGCCTGAAGAGTCGTAAAACCAGATACATTCAAAGTTCCATCAACATCTAAAGTTGCTCTTGGATTTATTGAATTTATACCAACACTACCATCCTGAAGCATTGTAAATGCATCGATTGCCGTTCCACCTGTTTGATTGTCAGCGACTATTCTAAGTTTATTATTGTTACCAAGACCAGATCCAATATATTTAAGACTGTATCCAAAGGCATTATCATCACTTTCACCATCATGTTGAACAGTAGCACCATCAACTCTAAGCATAGTGAAATCATGATTTTGATCACCAGCACCCATACGGATTGCAGTTCCATCATGATCACTTACAAGACGAATGGTTGATGGAGATTCTCCAAGGTCAAGAGTATAAGCAGGTATAGCGGAACCAATACCTACTTTACCAGAACTAACATCAAAGAATGCTACTGTTCCACCAGTTCCAATATTTACATCTTGAAATGTGGAAACACCAGAAACTATCAGATTTTTAGTCGAAGTTAAACCTATTACCTTTATATCTTCTACGCCAAAAAACTTTTCTGCCATTGCAAGTATATCTTTTAATTATTTATTGAGAGATCATAACAAAGATGATCTAGAAAATCTAAATGTAGTCAATCCTGTCATACCAGACTGAGGAGTTGCGAAAAGAGTACAAATACCAGCACTTATAGTAGTATCAAATGAAACCATTCGATCAGGATGATACATAATCGCAAATTCTTGAGAATGTGCTGTGGTTGTGCCTCCAATCATAACAAGAACTTTTTGTGAATGTATTTTATCTGTTTGTTCAAAATGTAAAGTATATTCTGCCGTTTTAAATTCACTTGTTATAACATTAAATTCATCAATAGTCGTGGCAGCTCCAACAGAAGCAATAAATGTTCCAAATCCACTATTAATATCAACATGAGTATTGATCTTTAATCTTCCACCAGTTGTAACACCGCCACCAACATTTAAATTTTTGGCAATACCGGCACCACCATTTATTCTGAGTGCTCCAGTTGTGGCATCATTAGATTGTGTGGTATCGTTTAGATATAAAACATCATTGACTTGAACAGTTCCATCGGCAGAATCTAAAATCAGATTACCTGTAGAAGTATTAATTGTATTATCATCACTATGTCCTATTTGAACATTATCAATCGTTGCTATACCGACTGTATTAATTTGAGGAAGAATTGCCGTACCATAAACAGTAACTCCAGCACCAATTGTATCAAACTTTAAAACATCTTGGTAATAAAGTGATACTCCACCATTATAAACAAACTTTGCAATGTCAGTCGTTGCCGAACCTACAATTAAATCACCAACTCCGTCTGATTTTGGTTCAATATAAGTATTTGAGGTATCATGATATATTCTTACATCACCATCGGTTCCAACACGGAACTGAGCATTATCATAGGCATATAGAGAATCGTCACTTCTATCAAAGTAAATATCACGATTAGTAGTCTGCCCATCAAATCTTACATCTCCATAGAATGTAGAAATTCCTCCAGTTACGTGTATATTTCCAGTTACTTTTACTCCAGTATTCTTTACCTCAAACTTTAAATCATTATTATTATAAAATCTTAAAGCATAACTTGTAGTATTTGCTCTATGTGCTTCAATGAATTTATACTCAGTATCGTTATCATAACCTCCTATAACTAGGTAATTATCAGGGGCAGGAGATTTTCCATCGTATCTTATAAAAGCCCCATGCTTTAAATTTTCTTCTCCAGAGACCCGTTCCAATAATTTAATTTCAGAAATTTCATTCGTATTAGAATATAATGTTAATCTAGGAGTAGCAGTCTCAATAATTAAATCATCACCATTTATTGTATCATGAGTTGTAATACCAACATTGTCTCCTATAATAAAGGTAGAACCTGCTGCTACAGAAAGAAAATTATTAAAAGTAGAAACTCCTGTGTGCTTACTATTACCAAGAACATCAAACAATACAGTTGGAATTGTCGAACCAATACCTACCCTATCATTATCAGCATCAAAATAAAAATTACTTGCTCCACCAACAGTTCCAGCATCATTATGATATTGAACCTGCCCTATTGTTCCACCAGCACCAGTAATTATTGCTTCCTGTCTCTGCCATATAACTCCATCTGTTCCTTTTGTTAAAATATTATTTTGAGCGCCCGGTTCATTATCATTATCATAAATTGTTCCATCTAATTTTAAATCACCACCAATATGAAGAGTTCTGTATGGATCATCTGTTCCTACACCAACAGATGCCAATCCAACACTAGTATCATCACCAGCACCATTTTTTCGATAAACTAATCCACCAGCACCATTAAATTCTCCATTATCATTAAAAGTAACTTGCTCATTTGTTGAAAAATATGGAGCTACTGTAATAGAAGAAGCTACACTGGCATTAATAACTGCATTTTTTGATAATGGAGTTCTTGCTATACCAACGGCATCTTGAAACAACTCATCAGCAGCATTTGTGGTAAAAGATCCTGTTACATTCGTAATTGTAACGACACCAGCATTTGTTGTGGATGCTTTTACATATCCAAAAGCATCCGAATTTTTTTGAGTTACTCCTAATCCAACAGTAAAACTAAAAGTTAAAGAATCTCGTAGTGTTAAAGTAGTTTCTTTAAATGTATTAATAGAACTAGCAGTAATAGCGGCACCAACAAAATTTAATTGCGTAGTGCTATTAATACCACCAACTAATGTTCCTTCATCATAAATGGTCAAAGATCCAGGAATAATACCACCTTCAACAGGTATCCAATATCTTTCTCCAGGATGCCCCTCAATAGAAATAATTTGATATCGTTCTCCAGATGGAATTGCTGCAGTAGGTGGTGTTCCATCTGGAGGATCACCAAGATTTGGCTCTGCCTGATCTAGTCCAAGATAACGATATCTATCAGCAGTTAGTTTACCGGGATCTCTTAACTTAATTCTACCACTTATATACTTTGGCATTTCTTATGACGTACTATTCTCCAAGATACTCATTACCAATTCCATCTGTAACGGACCAACTTGTCCAGTATTAGACACATATGTATGTGCTATACCAACAACTATTCCAGTGTTTGTTTCAAAATTATTTGCATCGATAACATTATCTACAGTAAATCCTCTTTGTGGTTTTGGATAAATTGTAGTTGTAAGACCATAACTGCCCGGACTACAAGTAAATGCAATACCACTCATAGTAATTTCATCACCCACAGAAAAGCTATGACCATTAGCAGTTACTGTGGTTAATCCTGTGCTTTCTGTATATACAACATTTGAAATATCAACAATCCCTGATTGTATCCCTGATACTACAATTGAATCCTCTACAAGAGCTGTTCTTTCCAAAACAAGTTTTCCTTCCACAACAATTAAAGAATCATTTGGAGGTATTTCTATTTCCTTAACAACTCTATGATTTCTCGTATTATTTTTTGTTCTTGTAGCTAGACTTTTTCTTTGATGTGTAAAAGTTACTTTTGGATAAGTAGTTCCTATACCTACATTAGCAACTGTGGCAGAAAGAACGATAGCAGAAGTTCCAGTAGGGGCCGTATAAACAGTACTTACTCCTGGTGCGACTGGAACAGCGATTGTAACAAATTTATTTAGTGGTGCTATTGCCATATTATCCCAAAGCTAATATTAATGGTGTAACTTCTGCCTGAATTGCTCTACTGAAATCTCTCCCTCGTATAGTGGATGTAGTTTGATCAACTTGGATACCATCACCAATATCGAAGTTACCTTTTTGGTCTGTGCTAGTGAATGGAATTTGTGCTCCATCTGTAGCAACAACTTCATTTGCTTTAATAGGAATGGCACCCTCAAAGGGTAACGAGGTATTTATGCTCGTTCCAGAACCAATATACTCAAAAGAATGTGATGAAGTAAGAATCCTACTAATTCTTCTCATCTCAATTGGATCATCTAATTCTAATTGATATGGAACAAATTCATTCAAAGTAATCGTAGTAATTCCTGTTGGTGTTTGCTCTGTTGCTTCTGAAACTGTAAAATAAATTGGTTCCATAACAGCAGATGCTAATGATGTATTTCCATCAATATCAACAACAATATTTTGAGTCGATAGATAATTTCTACCAGAATTAACAACATCAATAGATGTTATTGTTCCTGCCGCACTTACATTAGCGCTTGCTTCGGCAGGAATTCCTTGAGGACCTTTTGGTATAATATTTCCATCATTATCTCGAATAATAATATTAGGCGGACTAGATTGACTAAAACCAGATCCACCATTAGTAACATTTATACTACCCAATCTTTCGAGTGGAGATGTTATTGTTCCTGTTCCAACAGCATCAGCATAATTATCTAAATTAATTTTGAAATATAATGCTTGACCATCATAAGGTCTTCTGACATTATTACTAGAATCTGTTACTCCATATGCTACTAAAGTATCAGATTCTGCGTCAGTGTCTGTTGTTAACCCAGTAAATTGAGTCTTTCCCAATCCAACTGCAACTAATCCAAAATTACCAAAAGATGAGTTTGAATTAGTTAAATCACACTGCCCTCCAGTATCAACATAAATTCCAATATCACAATTAATTGTAAATATAGAAACTAACTGAGCATATCCTTCATTAGTTATTGATACTCCGATACCATTTTCATTATACTGTGTAAATGAATCACAAACCATAGATTTGAGATTATTACCAGCATTATTAGCAATATCATTTACCGTTGCATGATTACCATCAATTCTCATACCAATACTTTCTGTCATGAAGTTGGTACAATTACGAACATATGGACTTCTCCATCTACCCGTTGAACCTTCAGTTGCTGGTCCAATATCAGTATATCCACTTACTGCCTGATATGCAGTTTCAGCATCAATATCTGTTTGTGTTGGTGGGAATGCCACAGCTGCACCAGCAGTATTGGCAGTAGAAACATTATTACAAGAGAAATTTAAATTCTCAACCAAACATCCTCTTCTTACATGAAAAATATCTCTTTGTAAATTTTTTGGTCTTATTGTTACAAGTCTCAAATCTTGACCAGTAATTGAAACATCTGTACGAAGACCAATAGGGTTGTTTTCATCATAAACACCCGGTCTTACAATAATAGTATCATTCTCTTGAGCAATTGCTGCCGCTGCTCCTATGGTTACTTTAGCATCACCTTCAAGCAATCCACTATTATTATCATTACCACTTGTAGAGACCCAAATAGTCTTTTTAGTCTCTACACCAGAAGGTCTCCATGTAACACCTGTTCCTACTGATGCCAAACGATAATCATCTTTAAGATATTGACCTACTGAATGTATAATACAATCATCAAGGGCAGAAATAAAGGTATGAGCATATTGGTCATTTGAACCAGATTTTCCAATATTAACCACAAATGTATTTGTGGATACACTACTAACAGATAACCACTTACCACTAGCAGGATCACTTAATCTTGGATATGTGTGGTTACTAACATGACTATCTTTATCACAAGTAAATGTCAAAGAATTATCAGCAATTCTAATTAAATCATTATTAGCAAATCCATGATCATTAATCGTTAATGTAAGATTTCCATTTGCTGGATTGTATGAAGCTGCTGTTGGTTTATATAAAGTTGTTGAAACTGTGTTACCTAAATCATCATTAATATCCTGAAGTTTTCCATCTAATACTAAAGTATTACCAACACTTACATTTCCTCCAACACTTAAAGTTTTAGCAATACCAACACCACCATCAACAACTAATGCACCTGTTGTCGAACTAGTGGATTCTTTTGTTGCATTTATGTTTATAACACCAGTAGCATCAGATTTACCTATATCAACAGTAGTAGCATCACCACCAAGATTTAATGTGGTTACCGTGCTGTTAAGTAAATTAAATGTAGTTTGATTAGTTTTTATATCTCCACCATTTACATCTAGATCTCCAACAATGGTAGCAGCAGCACCTACTGAAAGACCATCATCAACAAATAAATCTCCACCAGTTGTCGTAATACCTCCAGCAGATGCAAGAGTTGTTACACCACTAATAGAGGCAGCACCATAAACATCCAAAGGCAATCTTGGATTTGTGGTTCCAATACCAACTCTTCCTGTTGATGTAATACCAACAACATTTTCATCAGTATCAGTACTAACTCCAATTTGAAGAGGAACTATGGGAGTATTAGTAAAAATACCAACATTTGTTAATCTATAGATTCCAGTATTAGTATCATCTATCAGAATACTATTGCCCCAATAATCATTGGAGAATATGGTTGCAAGACCAGATTGCCCAGAAGAAGTAATACCCAGAACTTCGGTAGAAATACCAAGACTATCTTTTTCTACAAAGTTTATGGTAGTAAAAGAAACACCACCACCAACAAATTCACCATCTTCCTGTAAGAAAATACCTTCCTGAACCTCTGTGGATAATTCTCTCCAAACAATTCCAACTTCATCTCTAGAAAGGACAAAAGTATTTTGACCTTTACTATTATTTCTATCGTAAATAAATTTACTTATTTTAGCACTATGACCAATCTCAAGTTGTCTTTCTTCGTTTGGATCTACATAATCCGATCCAATACCTAGTCTAGCAAAAGGTCCGACAATATCAACATTACCACTAATTGTGGCACTACCTATTGCTACAATTTCTCTATCAGGATTTAATGTATTAATTCCAATGTTACCTGTGGAAGCATCAACATTAAATAATTTTTTGTCTGGACCAACTGTAAATTTATTTCTTACATTTAATTCATCTAAATCAACACTACCACTTTCAACTTCTAAATTTTCAACATAAAGAGTATCATAAATGTAGACATTTTCAAATACTGAATTACCAGATTGACTAAAATCTATATTATTTGGAACATTAGCCATTTTACACTAACCCCACAAATTTAGCAAAATCTATCGTAGACTTAGGACCACTAACAGCCTTGAATATATTACTGACTTTTAGAATATCACCTAAACTTTTAGGATCATTATCAGCTATTTGAACTTTAACATCTGATGCTATCAATTTTATTTCTCGTGTTCCACCAATTGTTGTAGAACCAATTCTTATTGTAGGAGCGTCAATTACAATTTCTGTTGCTGCCTGAAGTACAATTGTATCTGCATATACTCTAGTAGATCCAGATGGAGAACTTGTAGCAAGATCACCCTTAAGCGTGTGTAGTAAAAAATCTACCTTCCCTGGTTCATTTTTGGCACCTGCTTCAACCTGAAGTGTTCCTTCGGCATGAATCTGTGAGATTCCATTCTCGTAGTGTCCCTGAACAAAACGAAGACCATTTTCTGATTCAGATGCTTCAACATATACCGACTTTCCGGCATAAGTCATTCTGGAATTACCAGTTTCCTTAATATGTTTTGGACTGGTTTCTATAAATCTTGCTTCTTGTCCCATATATTACCTCACACAATCTATAACTTGAACGACTTCTTTTTGTGGTGGAACTATTCTCATAACTGGTCTCAGTATAGCTCCGTATCCCGTACTACTATTGATATTTAGGTCTGGATATCCATTGAATGCTACGTCTTTAATTCCGACCGCAGTGACTCTTCCATTCGAAATTGTTAGTTCAAGTCCTTCAACAGCATCATCTTCATCATAATTATTTCCCGGATCCTCAATAATTACATCATCAATATAAAATACTTCATCTTGCTGGTCCGTTTCTGTAGGATAATTTTCCCCTATACTTGTTATGACAACAGAAGTAACTCTGCCATTTTTAACTATTGCTCTGCCATAAGCACCATACCCTCTGTCACAATTATCACTGAAGGTAATAAATGGAGCATCCTCGTATCCACTGCCCGGATTATCAATCTCGACACCAATAATGCTTGCAGTTCGCTGTACAGAACCGACTATATCTTCAGTATCAAGTTCATCTACAAAATTACCAAGTATTACTCTACCAGCAGCACCAATTCCTCCTCCACCAAAGAACTCAACCTTTGGAGCACCACACTGCAATACATTGCCAGTATAACAAGGAGGTAAAGAACCAGAAGCATTCAACTTAATTCCAAAAAGTGTAGTGTCGCTAATTAAATTAGAAACTCCCTGCGAAAGAGATCCTTGTGTTAAAGCTTGCTGTAAGAATCCTTTTTGCTCTTCCTCACTTCTATCTTTCACCAAACCTTTATCAATGATATACTTACTTGATGTGGGACATTTTTCTTTTTCACCACACTTGAATAAATTTGAAACCTTTTTAATAACATTTATAGAACCAAATATAAAATCCTTTACATCTAATGCAAAATCAAATGCTTGTCTAAATGGTCCTAAAAGAGGTTCAACAACAGAATCCATTATATTTACTACTTTATTATTAAACTCACTAAGTATTTGAGTAACAGCACATACAGGAACATTTAAAACTGTTTTGATAGCATCATTAATTATATCACTAAATATTTTTTCGGCAGCATCTATTACCTTTGATGCCAAGCATTCCAATCCAGCAAAAAGGTTTTTAATAGGTCCTATAAGTTTACCCTGTTCCTCTGTAGTTTTTTTAATCACTTCAGTTACACTTTTTCCGGTCAATAGTGCCTCGACATTATTAGCAATAGTTGTCAAACCCCTACTAATAATCGGAGTGATTTTTCCTGTCAATTGTTCTGTAATAGAACCAATATATCCACTAGCAGCACCTGTTAATAATCTACTAATTCTTTTAATTTCATTTGGTAAGTCAAGAATTACATTAGAGGCATTGGTAACTGTACTAAAAAAGTTTTCAAGATGTGCTTCTGCTATATCAAAGAAATTATTCTTACAAGGATCAGCAAGAGTAACTGCAGTACCTGTACTTGTTGTTAACTGCCCACCATTATCTGGTTTAGGTGCTGGTATAGTCGTCATTTATAATTTTATTTTTATTTAGATGATGCTAGGATAGGTGATTGTCTATTTTGTTTTGTCACACCTTTTTCGGATTTAGGAAGTTTTGGATTTTCTCCCTGCTCACTTATTTCATTTCTACGAACTAATTTAGTTGGTTTTATTTCTTTATAGAACCCAGATTCTGAATCAAATCTAGTAACTCCATATTCAATACTTTTTGATCTTGGGAAAAGACCGATAATAATTGATATTCCTCTTTTTCCACCCACCTTTACACCAAAAACAATATCACCCTGAGCAACATGAACTGACTTACCAAAATTACCTGCTCCACTACCTGCAGTTGTTGGAACTATACAATATCCATAATCAATCTTAGAATTAGGTATATCAGATTGATTGGAAGAATAATCCCCCATAATTGCAATCTTATATCTATATCCCCATCCAAAACCCTCTACCTGTTCCTGTTGATCTTTAAAAGAAACAACGGTTGCAATGAATGGTATTAGTGGATCTTTACTTAAGTTATGGAGCATTACCCTTTATTTTTATTAGTATATATTCCGTAAGAGTCACGAACCAGAGTTAATGATGTAAAAGAATTTTGAGTATCAAAATGGTGACATAAATTTAGAATAAGATATTTACCACTTTGATTTTCATCAAATGACCCCTGTTCTTTTTCTGACAATGTAATTTTTTCAAATTCGCATCGTATCGTATCACCTGCTTTTAAGTTTGGGTTACAAGGAACCATCATTGATACAACCTGAGAGAATAATAAATTATATCTCATTGTTGCTTTTGCCTGATATTCTTCAGGATTATTATTTGCCTTTGTATCAATACCCTCAGAATGAAATCCAATATCGAGAATATGAGAATGAGTTCTAGAATAACTCTTTATACCTTTTGGTATATAAGGATCTGAACCCAATGATTTTTCCAATTTCCCATCAGTCAGTGTATAAATGATCTCTTTATATTTAAATGTTCTTGGATCAAAGAATATATTTCTACTAATGTATACTCCAGATTTTAGAGCATTAAGTAAATTTTGATTCTTATTAATAGAATAACTCAAAATTTTATTATCATTGATATCGTCTTCAATGGATGATTTGTTTACGGCAGAAGTAAAATAAACTGCTTTTTCTGGTGCTGATATTAAACCATCAATCGACTTAAAATTAAATTTATTTTGAGTTTGATAGAAAAAGAATCCAGGATTGCCTGATTCCGGTGTTGATTTTGCTGCCAGATCAATAATATTTTCAAAGGGTGAATCAGTATATCCTTGAAAAGAATATGACAATTTGGTGGGTTCTATATCAATTTTATCGTCAGTAAGTTTAAATTCATCTTTTAAAATTCTTTTTACACTATCACTAATTCTACCATCATACTTTTTACTGAGTGGTATATTGAGATTTTCTGTTCCTTGTTTTGATACTAAACTCAATAATACAGATTCTCTCTGACTTTCTTGATCTAAATTTACGGCAGAATTTACGACTAATGGTTCTCTACTAAAATCTAGTGTTCCTAACTTGGATCGTATTTTAAATCTCAATTCTTCTTCACCAGTGATTGGCAAACTATTATAAATTGTTCCCAACCTTTGTTGCCTATCAGTCTTTTGACTTGCACTTATAGAATCTCCAGTATCGACAAATGTCATTGTTGCCGTTACATTTGGAGACAATAAACTCTCGTAGTAATCAAAACTAGTTGTCCTTCCCTCCAACCCAATTTCTCTACCATTTTTTCCTATAGTTAGGATCTCGTATATTGACGGTGATACTGCGTTTGCCATTTATTTTATGCCCATGCTAATGGATTATTAATTGGTGTCGAAGAACCTGATGATGAAGAACTCACTGGAACTGTTATTGTGTAAGGTACTAAAGTATTTACTCTTTGAAGAGCAATAATTCTACCCCTTCTATTTCTCCTATCTCTTGGATCTGGTGTGTTTACTGCTGCTGCCTGATTCCCTTTATTCGGCACTGGTGTTATTTTTGATTGTAATTGTGGTTTTGACTTCTTTATCAAATCCAATAAATTTTCATAAGCCCTATTAATACCATCAGTATCATATACGCCTCCACCACCAGTAGTTTTAAGAGAAGCAAATTGAGCAGCAAGTCTATTATTAAATTGTTCTGCAGTAATTTTTCCTTGAATAAATTGTTGATATCCGGCAACATTTAAGTAATAGTCTGCCATCCTATCTTGATTTTTTTTATTAAATTTTGCTGTCAGAGGAACACCTGTTTTACTTGCTGCCAATTCTGGATATAGCATTTGATATGCACCAACAGCAGCACTTCTTTGCGTTTCAGGAATACCAAGTCTTCTTTGATGTGCAATATAATCTTTTTGATATTGTACAACTTGATTAATACTCATATTTGTTATATTTTCATTTCTTCTTGAGAATCCATCCAGATATGCTCTGAAAGTTGCTCCATAATCGTTGCCAGATTCTGCTCTCCTAATTGCTGTCTTTAGATCTGGAGAATCTGCCGCAGAACCAGAAGATGTTACTGGTGCTGCTGGTGGTGTTGCTGTTGCTGGTGGTGGTGTTTTTGCTGATGCTGGTGGTGTTTTTTCTGATGCTGGTGGTGGATCCTTTAAAAAATTACCAATAGTACCCTTTCCACCAACAGCTTTTTCAATCTTATTAAGATTAGTTCCCAGACTATCATACGCTTCTTCAATTTTCTGCAATAAAGATTTTTCTTCTTCTTTTTCAAATCTAATTAATGTACCATCAGCATTAAATTTTCCAATATGATCAAAAGCACCTTTCTCAGATTCCGGTCCAGTAAAAGAATCTAATAATCCAACAACAGCATCTTTAACGCTAGAAAGAAAATTGCCAATAGTATCAAATAATTTTTTATTATTATTATAAAATTTCTTACCTTCCTCAACTATTTTATCGACAGCATTTACCAATATTCCAGTGAGTAATAATCCACCAAAATTAAATATCTTATCGAGAATACCTATCTTTGGCGATTCAGCAACATTTTGAGCAATATTTACTATAGAACTAGTTTTTACTGATTCCAATATTTTTTCTTCCTGTTGTTTTTTCTCAAAACTTATTTTTCTTTTCTGTAAATTTATCTTATCTCTTCTAAATTTTTGTTGTTCTTTATTTTTAGATAAAAGAAAACTATGGATGTTAGTAACATTTAATCTAAGTTGTTGTGTTTGATTTTCTACTGACATATTATTATACCATTACTCCATATAACTTTGGAGAAACTTGTAGATAAGGATCTGCCGAATTTGTACTTGAGATCATGGGAACATCAGTTGCTTGTTCCAAAGAAGGAACATTTGGTGGTGGAATCTTATTAGTAATAGGAGGAAGTTCAATAAAATCAATATCACCTTCTATATCAGATGAAATCATTTGATATATTTTTTCAGTTCTCATATTATTAATGATTGAACCATCAACATTAGGAGCAAAAATTTCTGGACCTCTTTCACCAACCAAATATGGAATTCCTGCTGATACTGGACCACCCAGTGCTCTTCCTTCAGGTACATTACCTTCTTTAGCGAGTTGATCTATTCTAAGTTTTTCAGTTTTCCAAGAAGAAAATGCCTTTAATTGTGCTTCTGTGGCATACAGTTTATTAGTTTGTGGATTTATAGATGTAGTAGTGAGGTTTCCAAATTGACCTGTATTTTGATCCATACCTTTCATAACCATTTGAAAATATCCACCTTTTGGATTTGGTGTAAGTAATGGAGCAGATTTGGATAGTGGACTGGATGGTTGACCAACCCCAGCCTCATTTAACTTCTCATTATTTTCTTCATATAATTCTCGATATTGTTTTCCACCAGCACTAAAGTTTTTTATTTGCTCCGCTATCCAAATTCCAAATGCTACTGTTCCAGCAACTGCTAAAAACTTTAGCATAGTTGCAGATGCGAGAATGTTTATAACTGCTGCAATCGTTGTTATAGCACCTGCTGCTTTAAGCATAACTCCACCAGCAACAAGAGTTCCAAGTATCCTTGCTACAAGTCGCCAATTTTCCTTTAATATATTAAAAAATTTAACTAATTTTTTTCTATTTTCTTCATCTTCAAACCACTTAAAGGCAGCATTAACTGCTATTCCGGCACCAACAATACTAATAAATTCTAATATCTTATCAAAAATATTAACTGCTGGAGAAACAATTTTCTCAGAAGCTTTACCAACAGATTTTCTAATTTTTTTAGATGTTTTTTCTAATACACTTTCTTCTTTTTTAAATCTTTTTCTAGATTCAGATATCTTATTATCTCTCTTTTCCTTTTTTTCTTCTGCTGCTCTCATTGCAAAATCAAGAGAGAGTTGCTTCTGAATCTCTACAAGAATTCTATTAGTTTCTGTCAATACAGATGTAACATCTCCCTTACTACCAGAAGAAGAAATACTTGAAGAGGAAATTCTTCTTCCACTAGTTTTAATTAATGGTGATTTAAAAATTTTAGATTCCACTCTTCTGTTGTGCCTTTAGGTTTTCTTCCTCAATGTATTGTTGAAGGAGAGTAAGATAAACTTCTCTCTCCCACGGAATCATATTTTCTAGTTCTGTTAATGAATATTTATGGTGCTGAATCAAAGCAAAGTTAATTTTGTAGTATGACTCAAGACTCGTATGAGCCATACTCAACTGAAAAAACTTGCTAACCCTTCTAATACAACTTCAGACTCTACACCAGTTTCTGGATTCTTTACAGATACTGTATGTGAAAGTTTAGGCATAGTTGTGAAAAAATTCTCAATTTCTTTAAATTGTTTCGTATTTAATTGATCGATAAAATCTTTCAATTCTTTTTTAGTACAATCCGAAGCATCCCAACTTTCTTCCTTATTATAAATGATATCGACACAAGACATAATCATTTCAAGAGACTTCTCGACATCAGAACCTTTATCCGAAGTTTCAAAATTACTTTCCACGAATTGATTCATAGATGGATACTTTAATTTCATTGATAAAGTATCATCTAATTTTATAATATTTTTGTGGTTAGAATCTTTTTGAATTTGTATGGTATCTAAGTCAATTTCTTGTTGTACCATTGTTTCACCATCATCAGGACATGTGATATTAACTTCTACAGTTTCTCCAACAGATCTAGAACGAATATTTAAAAACAAATACTCAATATCAAAAGTTGCTAAATTAGAAACTTTAACACCTCTTGTCATAATACAATCATTTAAAATTTGAATGATGGCGCTGGTAATTTGTTTCATATCTTCCGATTCCAATGCCATGATTAGAATCTTTTCTTCTTTTACAAGGAATGGGCGATATTTAATCTTCTTCCCATTAGAAGGTAATACCAACTCATATGTTGGTGTAGAAATCTTTGGTAAGGGCATAATATTTTATGACAAATCAGTTATGAATATTTATGGTGGTGGTAGAATTGAATCTTCTGGTCCCGGTGCTCGTAATTGTGATTCTGGAAATTGATTATAAAATCTGTTAGTATTTTCAATAGCACTGCGTCTTTGATTTTCCGTATTCAAACTCTGAGCTTTTTGCTGCTGAACGAAAGATGTTAGTGAAGTGAAGTTAGTTGGTCCTGGTCGATAATTTCCCTTTGGATTTACAATATATCGATCATAATTAAAAGTAACATTTACTTTTAAAATATCAGACTGACCATAAGAAACTGGAATAGCAGTAATTAACTTTGGAAAGGCATTTATAAATTGATATTCTAATTGCTGTTTATAATTTCTTTCAAATTTTATAATTCTCATTGTCTGAACTTTGTAATCATCCGGATACATTACTCTTCTATAGTAATTATCATCTAGTTCATTTGCTCTATCAAAATATTCGGATCCACTAGTAATATAATCCATCCACCCTTCAAATACTCTCAAATTTGTATAATCATTATCAACATAAAAAGTAAAATCTAAATCAGTATATAAACGAGTATGAGCAAACTCTTGAGGAATACCCATAAAGTTATCTCTAACTTCTCCTGTTGCCAATGAAGATGAAGGTAAACTTGCTTCAGAACAAAGAATACCTGCCTTTCTAGAAAGATAATTATCTACATCATTAACATCAAACTTTAACCTTAAGTGATTTGTTATTGTTCTTTTTAAAGAAGAAAATGATACCAAATAATGATTAGTTTGTGCTAGATTTCCCATCAAATCTCTAGCATCTTTCATAGCAAGTTTTCTTACAAGGGAATTTGCCACTCTAAATACCTTATACGAGTCTTTACATTATTAAGTATTTAGATGGCATATAGAGGAAAATATCAACCATCCTTCCCTAGAAAGTATAAAGGTAATTCATCAAATATTATCTATAGATCTCTATGGGAAAGAAAATTTATGAAATATTGTGATTTAAATGAAAATATTTTAGAATGGGCAAGTGAAGAAATTGCTCTTCCTTATCGTTCACCATTAGATAATAGAATTCATCGTTACTTTCCAGACTTTTACATCAAAGTAAAAGAATCTAGTGGTGTGGTTAAAAAAATGTTGATTGAGGTAAAACCAAAAAAACAAACTGTTCAACCAAAACCCCAAAATATTAAAACAAAAGGATACATCTACGAAGCAAAAGAGTATGTAAGAAATCAGGCAAAATGGAAAGCTGCTAAAAATTTCTGTGAAGATCGTCAATGGGAATTTAAAGT